ATATATACATCGAAAAAAACAATGAAGTCATACCTTGGAAAAAGTTTAATTCTAATATGGCCATATCAATTGAATATAATCTAGAGTACTAATGCAAAGTTTATACAGCTTCATAGTAGAACCAAAAAACGGTAGATATACTAATGAAGTAGATTTAGACGGTAAAAAATTGATAATTAATACCACATTAGATGATCATAAATTCGTTAATAGAATAGGTATTGTAAGATCGGTACCTCTTATTGGTGATACTGATATAAAAGTTAACGACGAGGTTATTGTTCATCATAATATTTTCAGAAGATTTTATAATGTAAAAGGTATTGAAAAAAATAGCAGCGCTTATTTTAAAGAAGATAAATACTTTTGTTATTATGACCAAATATTTTTATATAAGCATGATAATAAATGGAAAGCGCCGGGTAATTTTTGTTTTGTAAAACCAATAGTACAAAAAGAAAAATCAATTTTAAGCGAACAAAAAGAGCAAAAGCATATTGGTATATTAAAATACGGTAATAGCTCCTTAGAAGCTTTTAAAATAAGCGAGGGAGACGTTGTAGGTTTTACACCTAGCAGTGAATACGAGTTTTTAATAGATGATAATAGATTATACCGAATGCGAACCACTGATATTGCAATTAAATATGAAAATAAAGGAGACGAAGTTGAATATAATCCAAGCTGGGCAAAAGGCTGTGGAAGAACTTATTAAAGTAGCTAAAGAACCAATCGTTGATTCAGACGATGATATTTCTGCTGATAGATTAAAAAATGCTGCAGCTACAAAAAAATTAGCTATATTCGACGCGTTTGAAATACTTACTAGAATACAACAAGAAGAAAGTATGTTGGATGATAGTAAAACTAAAGAGAGCAAAGAAAAATCTTTTAAAGGCTTTGCAGAAGGGAGGTCTAAATGAAGTATGAGCAAAATTTAGTTAAAGTATTAAAAGACTATATAAAACCACATACTATAAAAAAAAATAATAGGTATAATAAGTGGGAATATGGTTATAACAAAGATCACGATATTGTTGTTATATCTAGAACAGGTAAGATAGGTGAAATATACGAAATACAAAATCTTAAAATAGCATTACCTTTAATAGAAAGCAGCTATAAAAGATCTGAAAAAAAATTAGAACAATATTGGGAACCATTAGAATATCCGAAAGATTTATCTAAAATAAAGTCGGTATTTGAATGGGAAGATTATCCAAGTGAGTTTAAAGATAAATGGTATGATTACATTGATGAAGAGTTTAAAAGAAGAGAAGAAGGTTTTACGTTTGATAACAAAGGTATTCCTACTTACATTACTGGCTCTCATTACATGTACCTGCAGTGGACCAAAATTGATGTTGGGCACCCAGACTTTAGAGAATCAAACAGATTATTCTATATATTCTGGGAGGCTTGCAAGGCAGACAAACGTTGTTACGGCATGTGCTACCTTAAGAATAGGCGTTCTGGATTCTCATTCATGTCGTCTTCTGAATTGGTGCACCAGGCCACAACATCTAGAGATGCTAGGTTTGGCATATTATCAAAGACAGGAGCAGATGCTAAAAAGATGTTTACAGATAAGGTCGTACCAATATCCATTAATTATCCCTTCTTTTTCAAACCGATACAGGACGGAATGGACAGGCCGAAGACAGAGCTCGCGTACAGGGTTCCGGCGTCAAAACTCACAAGGAAGAAGCTCGACTCGAAGGAGAAACTAAAAGAGATAGAAGGATTAGATACAACTATTGACTGGAAAAATACAGGTGATAACTCTTATGATGGTGAAAAGTTAAAACTATTAGCTCATGATGAATCTGGAAAATGGGAAAGACCAGACAACATATTAAATAATTGGAGAGTTACAAAAACAACATTAAGACTAGGTTCTAGAATTATAGGTAAGTGCATGATGGGTTCGACATCAAACTCATTAGATAAAGGGGGCGATAATTTTAAAAAGCTATATTATGACTCGGATGTCAAACGTAGAAATCGCAATGGACAAACAAGCTCGGGATTATATTCTTTATTCATACCTATGGAATGGAACTACGAAGGATATATTGATATGTATGGAGCACCTGTCTTTGAAGTTAGCAACGAAAAAGTATATGACCGCTATGGCGATGAAATAGATTTAGGTGTAATAGAATATTGGGAAAATGAAGTTGATGGTCTTAAAAATGATCAAGACGGTTTAAATGAATATTATAGACAATTTCCAAGAACAGAAAGTCACGCTTTTAGAGATGAAGCAAAATTATCTTTATTTAATTTAACTAAACTTTACGAGCAAATAGATTATAACGACGAAATACAAAGACAAGGTGTTGTAACTGTCGGTAGCTTTCAATGGAAAGACGGTATAAAAGATACCACAGTAGAATTTATGCCAAATAAATCTGGTAGATTTAAAGTTAGCTGGGTACCAAAAGTAGAAATGCAAAATAGAATGCGTTTACAAAATGGTATAAAATATCCCGCTAATGATCACATAGGCGCTTTTGGTTGTGATAGTTATGACATATCAGGTACAGTTGATGGTGTCGGTTCAAATGGCGCTTTGCACGGTTTAACGAAATATTCAATGGAAGAGGCTCCGTCTAATAGTTTCTTTTTAGAATATGTGGCAAGACCACAAACTGCAGAAATATTTTTTGAAGATGTACTTATGGCATGCGTTTTTTACGGTATGCCTATATTAGTTGAAAATAATAAACCTAGACTTTTATATCATTTTAAAAGAAGAGGCTACAGAGGTTACTCTATGAATAGACCGGATAAATCTTATAATAAATTATCCGCTACTGAAAAAGAAATAGGTGGAATACCTAATTCATCAAACGACGTTAAGCAAGCGCATGCAGCGGCTATAGAATCTTATATTGAAAAATATGTAGGAAGAATAGGAGATGGTTATGGTGATATGTATTTTACAAGAACACTGGAAGATTGGACAAAGTTTGATATAAATAATAGAACAAAGTTTGATGCTTCTATAAGTTCAGGTTTAGCAATAATGGCGTGTAATAAAAATTTATATGCGCCAACTCAAGAAAGACAAGTCAGAACTATAAATATTGGTATTAAAAGGTATGACAATAAAGGTTCAAGATCAAAAATAATTTAAATAAATGATTAATAAAGCTATAAAAAGTTCTTTTCCCAGCCAAGCGGTTAGTGATTTAGAAAAAATGAGTGTAGAATATGGGGCACGAGTTGGAAGAGCTATAGAGCATGAATGGTTTAACTCTAAAGACGGATATAGTGGCAAGAATGGTTCTGGTAGATATGCAACATCAAGACAGTCTTTTCATTCTTTAAGATTATATGCTAGAGGAGAACAATCTGTTAGAAAATATAAAGATGAATTATCAATAAACGGCGATTTATCTTACATGAATCTTGATTGGAAACCAGTGCCAATTATACCAAAGTTTGTTGATATAGTTGTTAACGGTATGGCCGATAGATCTTATGATATAAAAGCTTATTCACAAGATCCCGCATCGATAAAAGAAAGAACAGATTATGTAACTAAAATAGCAGAAGATATGGCGGCACAGCCATTTAATGATGCTGTAGCTGTTCAACTTGGTATTGACATATATCAAACTGATCAGGAAAAGTTGCCTGAAACTTCTGAAGAGTTAGAATTACATATGCAGCTTGAATATAAGCAAGCTATTGAAATAGCTGAAGAAGAAGCTATTAATAGTATTTTTGATAAAAATAAATATGAGCTGATATCTAGACGTATTAATAATGATTTAACAGTTATAGGTATTGGCGCTGCAAAAAGTACATTTAATAAAGCCGAAGGCATTAAAGTTGAATATGTAGATCCTGCTGATCTTGTATATTCAAATACTGATTCACCTTATTTTGACGATATATATTATGTAGGTGAGGTAAAAGAAATATATTTAAATGAACTTAAAAAAGAATTTCCTGAATTAACTGATGAACAATTAGATTCTTATAAAGGATATAATACATCTTATACAAATACAGGGTATAATTCTAAAGCAAATGAAGAAAATAGTGTATCTGTATTATATTTTGAATATAAAACATATGCTAATCAAGTTTATAAAGTAAAGAAAACCGCAACAGGTGGTGATAAAGCTATTGAGAAAAATGATACTTTTAATCCTCCTGCATCTGATGATTTTAGCAAAGTAGATAGAGCTATTGAAGTTATATACGAAGGTGTTAAAATTGTTGGTAGTAATGATGTACTTAAGTGGGAACTTAAGAAAAACATGATGCGGCCTAAAGCTGATACTACAAAAGCTCAAATGAGTTATGCTATTTGTGCGCCAAGAATGTACGAAGGAAGAATAGAGTCACTTGTTAGCCGTATGACTAACTTTGCCGATATGATTCAGTTAACACATTTAAAACTACAACAAGTATTATCTAGAGTAGTACCTGACGGTGTTTATTTAGATGCTGATGCCTTAGCAGAAATAGACTTAGGTAACGGAACAAATTATAATCCTCAAGAAGCGCTAAACATGTATTTCCAAACTGGTAGCGTTATTGGTAGATCAATGACTCAGGACGGAGATATGAATAGAGGAAGATTACCAATTACGGAACTTAACTCAAGTGGTGGTAATAATAAAATAAGTGCTTTAATAAGTACGTATAATTATTATTTACAAATGATGCGTGACGTAACAGGATTAAATGAAGCTAGAGACGGAAGCACACCGGATAAAAACGCTTTAGTTGGATTACAAAAATTAGCTGCTGCTAATTCAAATACAGCAACAAGACACTTATTGCAATCAAGCTTGTTTATAACCCTATCAATGGCAGAGTGTATTGCGATGCGTGTTTCAGATGTTATAGAGTATTCGCCAACAAGAGAATCTTTTATAAAGTCATTAGGTAAGTTTAATGTTTCAACTTTAGAAGAAATGGCAAACTTGCATTTGCATGATTTTGGTATATTTTTAGAATTAGCACCGGATGAAGAAGAAAAGCAAAAACTAGAAAATAATATTCAAGTTGCTTTACAATCTGGGCAAATATATTTAGAAGATGCTATAGAAGTTAGAGAAGTGCGTAATATAAAATTAGCGAATCAACTTCTTAAAATACGAAGAAGAAAGAAACAACAGCTAGATCAAGAACAACAGCAAAGAAATATACAGGCTCAAACGCAATCAAATTCACAAGCTGCTCAAGCTGCCGCTCAAGCTGATGTACAAAAGCAACAAGCATTAACTGAATCTAAAGCGCAGTTAGAGCAAGTTAAAAATCAATTAGAGATAACAAAGCTTGAAAGAGAAGCTGCTATAAAGAAAGAATTGATGGAAGTTGAATTTAACTTTAATATGCGTTTAAGTGAAATGCGTATGAAAGAGGTTAATGAAAAAGATAAATTTAAAGAAGATCGTAAAGACGAAAGAACAAAAATACAAGCTACACAACAAAGCGAGCTTATAGATCAAAGAAAAAATAATGCACCACCTAAAAACTTTGAATCCGCTGGAATGGATAACTTAGGTGGATTTGGTTTGGAACAATTTGAACCTAGATAAAAATTTTTAACTATTTAATTATATTATATTATGTCAGAAGAAAATCAACAAATTGAAGAGGTTGTTGAGGATACTGTTGTACAAAACAATGAAG